CTCCCCCGCCCCCCCCCGCCACCAACCCCCACCACTACACTCTTACCCTACCCGACGCACTTCCGATCTCTCTAACGACCTTTGATGAAAAGGATCCTGTTTCAGAATACAACTCACAACTCTGGAACTCTACAACCGACGATAACTCAATCGAGCGTAAGCAGGCGAGAGACCAAAAGCGCCGACTACATTATGTTGCGAACGTCTATGTTGTAAACGATCCACAGAACAAGGCTGCTGAAGGTAAGGTATTTCTATTTAAGTTTGGTAAGAAGATCATGGATAAGATTACCAAGATGATGAACCCTGACCTTGAGTCCGAGCCACGCATCAACCCAACCGATCTTTGGAAGGGTGCTAACTTTAAGTTAAAGATGACACGGCAAAATGTGAATATCGGTGGCCGCAACGTATCATTCCCTAACTATGACGAGTCAACCTTCTTGGTTCAGGGTCCTCTTTCCGAGGATGATGCTGAACTAGAGAAGGTATGGAAGTCCGAACATTCTCTCAAGGACATTATTGACCGTAAGAACTATAAGTCTTATGCTGAGTTGAAGGCACGCCTTGATGATGTATTAGGGTTTACTGGTTCACAACCAACACCTAAGGCACCTACTGTTGTCGAAGAAGAACCTATTGACATGGAAGGTAATATTACTTATAGTAAAAAGGCCACAATGCCTCCGAAACATAAACCAGTAGTTGAAGAGGAAGAGGATGAGGATCTCGCCATGTTTCGTAAGTTGGCAGAGGACTGAGACCTTACAGGATAACTATTGAGAAGCGGGGATTATTCCCCGCTTTTTTTATGAGTTTGTATTACCATAACTGAAATGATTATTTAAGGAATCACCTGTTTCTTGTAATCGTGTTCTATTCATAGCACGTTCCATAACTTTATTGTTCCACTGGTCGACATTGAGTTTTGTCATTCTATCAACAAAGTTAGGATTATCATTACGAGAGGATTCTAACTGTCTGATTTGTGGTGGTGATGTTACATTACCTGCGTCTGAGAAAGAACTTCCAATCTCTCTTCTTAATGTTTCTATTTCATTTCTAACATTATCTTGTGCTGGTGCGATACCACCAACTTTCTGTGATGGTGAAACATCTACACGACCTTGCTGGTCCATACTTACATTCTCACCAGTTCTCGCTGTGAATAGAGGTTGCTGTGTTCTTGTATCAACTGCGGCAACATTATCTCTCTTATCCATAGGATAGAATCCTATGTTTCTATCACCAACATCAAACAAACCACCATCAGAAGCACCAGGAACTTTTGGTGGTTCTTGTACCGGTTGTGCCTCTACTTTAGGTTTCTCTGGTGCGGGCGCCTGGGCCTGCGGAGGTGGAGTAGGCGCTTCTGCCTTTTTCTCTGGTGGTGGAGGAACCGGTGTCTGTTCTTTTGGTTTTGTTTCTGGTGGTGGAGATGGTTTCTCTTCTTTCATCTTATTGAGAAACACCTTTTCATCAAGGTTATTTTCTCTCATTTTAGAAACAATTTCTTTAATAGCAGGTGAATTAGGATCATCAATTGTTAATGTACCGGTCTTTCTATCATACTTAACACCAGCAGTTTCCTTAAATCCTTTTAGTGTTTCACCCATAATATATTCATCAGAAACAAGGCCGGCACCAAAACTCTTCGCACGAACTTCCTGTAAGAATGTCTGCTCGTTAAACTTATACCTTGCTGGTTGTATTTTCGGTGCTGGAGGTGGTGCATCTGCTTTAACCTGAGGTGCTGGTTCTTGAGGCGCACCTGGTTGTTTAGTTGATACTTGCTGAGGAGGAAGTAGATTACCTTCTTGGTTAACAGGTTTTGTTGGTACAGGTCCAACATCAACATTTGCCTTAACTTCTCCTGTAGATGCAGCAACTTTCGGTGCCGAACCTCTCATAGATTCGGTAATAGCAGCCTTTTCACTTTCATTTGCCCGTGATAGGGCCATATTAACTGCTTCCATACTTCTTGGTGTTGGTTCACCACCTTTAACTACACCCCAACTTTCGCCGTGATAATCGTTTATATTAACTCTACTGATTTTAGAACCATATGCTTTTGCCTGGTCGAATATAAGGACATTACCTTGTGCGTCTGGTCGTGTTAGTGCGATACCTGTATGGTAATGACTCTTTCCGTCCGGCATCTGGGAGGCCATTTTACCACCAGAACCATCAGCATATCGTCTTGTAGCAATAACAGCACCAGGCACGATCCCACCAGTTCCTTCGTTAAACTTCCAACTAGAGGCTGGACCTATTTGAGGTGCGAAATGTTTGGATAAGGCAACACACTGAACGGATTCACCAAAATGTGATCCTGTTACACCACTTGTTTTAACTTGACTAATACTATTGATGGTTGCCGTATCAACACCGGCACCTGTGAGAAGGTTTGCGAGTTGTTGCTTTCTTGTTGCGTTTTTTTCTTCACGAAGCAAGTCGATCATCTTATTGACTTGTTCTTCGGAGTATTGGCCGTTTGGACCTTTTGGTTCTTCTATTTTTGTTTGTGTTAATCCGCCGCTTTGTTGTGCGGAAGAGAGTAGTTGTTTAATTCTTTCCGCTCTGGCAGCACCACCCATAGCAGCATTGCCAGCTAAACCTTCATATTTACCTCTACCATTAGGTCCAGGTATGGAAGCAAACTCTGATGCCAAATCATCTAAAGCACCATTAACATCTTTTGATTTACCTGTAAGATAAGCATTAAGCCTTGGTCTTTTTTCTTCTGATACCAAATAACCAAAAAGTTTTTCTTGTGTATTAGCATCAAATTTTGCGTTAAGGTCTACTTTAGACCATTTAACGGCCGCCTTAAGAGTATCAGGAATAAATTGATACTTACCAACCGCCATAAAAGACCTATTAGGTCCTTGTTGTCTTTGTAAAACTTCACCAACCGTAAGTTGAGTTATATCTACTGTTCTACTACCCTTTGGTGTATCACCTGCTCTACCTCTATTGTAAGCACCATAATCACCTTCACCTCTGGCAATTTCTTTCTTTAAGTCTTCGATTGCTGGGTTGTAAGCACCAGGTGCCGAACCAGGTTTTCCACCTTTATATCTGCTAATGGCCTCTTCTCTACTAACCATAGGTGCTGAATAGTTAAACACCTCACGTCCAGTATTGTCTTTGCTTTTTGAAACACCAATAGATGATAGCTGCTGGTCGGTTAACTTAGAGAAGATTTTACCTTCATCAGAATTTAATGGAAGATTGCCTGCCTGTAGTTTCTTAAATGCGGCATCTTGTTCTGAAGTTAGTTCAGCATCCGCTTCTCTTTCTAATCCAAGTTTTCTTTTAACTTTTTTGTATATCTCGGATGCGTAGGACTCGGCGCCTTGTTCCATTCTTGTTAATCTATCAAGAATACCGGCAGAGGCCTCCGATTGTCTTTTCTGTGCCGCGGCAGTAGTAGCAGCACGGAATCCACTAACATCTGGTAGTCCTCGTTGATAGTGTCGTGGAAATAGTTCTGCAAATTGTGTCGCTGATAATGCGGATAGAATACTTTGGCCCTGAGGAGAAGAGGCGACCTCTATTCTCTTCGTTATTGGCATTTTATTCAGTTTCTTAAAAACTACCTTATCCGTCTTAAACATTTATTGCTACATCTTTCTTCTATTAGCAGACTGTACCTTCGCCTTTAACTCATTCTCACGGTCTCTCATATTTTGTTCTTCTTCTTTTAGAAATTCTTGTAATAATTCCACATAAACATATCTTTCCCATGGCATCATACTTTCCATATCAGACAAAGACCACTTGTGATGCTGTATCAGCGAAAAGTTTGTCTTAAAATGGTTTGCGAGTTTATCGTGCCCCATTATTAGGTAAAAAAATCATAGAAATCTGAATACCTCACCTTGTGATGAAACCCGCATCTATCACAGGTGGATTCTAATATAGCATTGATCTTAGGAAAGTTATCAACAAAATCTTGGAGTTTGTTATAGTTTTCTTCGGTTAATCCTTCAACAAACTCTTTTAGTTCTTCTTTTGAGTAATCTTTCCAAGAATACATACCGTCTTTATCGTAAATATAATCAATAGAGTTTACGATAATGTTTGTTTTCATATCCACCGCATTACTTTGTTCCATTCTTTTCATAGTTGTATATGCTGGGTATCTCATCTTAACACCTTGATGGCCGCTTAACTTGATGTCGTTAGTGATACCCTCGGTGTGAACGACCTCACATTTTCCTATATCAAGCTCTGTCTCAAAAACATTACCGCATATTTTATCATCTACTATGTTATTACAGGTTAAGTTAACCTCTACAACATCACCAACTGATTTAGCCCTTAAAAAAACAAACATGTAATCGATGTCAAAGAAAGGTAGTTTGTCTATATCTACTTTTCCTTTAATGAGACAGTTGCCGATTATTTGTTTAACCGTATTAATAATCTCATCAAAATCTTTTGACTCCATGGCAATCAATAATAATTTTTCTTCTTTAACCGAAAATGGTCTAACAGTAATAACCTCTTGTGAGGATGGTATTGTTAGTTTGTATGTCGGCAAATCAATCTTTGGTAAAGGCATAATATAATCTCCATATTATTTTTTAACGTCTGGTCTATCCCAATACTTATACGAGAAAGTGACTTGTAATCTTAGTATATCATTGTCGGCCCACGCAACCTGTTGTGGTGCCACCAGAGTAGGCCAGGCCTTGTGTAAAGTCCATCCATAAGTTGCTTTAGGTGCTCTTGATGTTGTCGCAACACCATATTCGGCCAACTGGTAAATCTGTATTGTCGACCAGTATTCTTGTGGATATGAAAAGTTAAATGTTGTTGTCGGACTTATAAACTCCATCCATTCATCAAAGAAGAATCTTTCCGGACTATTTGATCGGCAGATGAATGACATATTGGAGGTATTATACATGGTGTTATTTGGAAACGCCTGATTAGGACCATAGTATCTTGCTTCTGTCACGTTGAATCCACGACCTGGAAATTCTACTGACTCACACATTAAATGTAGGTCGGCAGGTGTATCACCAACGGCCGGCGGTGCCTGTATTCTAACCACAAATCGGCAGTTTTTAGCAAATTGACCGGCACTATCGGCGGCCGCAATAAAGTTCATCATACTTAATGTTGAAGGAATGTTTGATTGATTAACGTTAGCCATTAGTATCCGTCCTCAACATTTTGACTGTCGATAATTCTCATCTCTCTGAAAACCATGGTTAGCATAGCAGATGTTGGCGCACCATCATGAAAGGTACTCCAATCTCCTTGTGGTGCATAGTTTATATCTATATGTTCTATAACACATCGACCTATTCTTGGAATGTTTAAGTTGTCTCTCCATACACCATTTTTATCTTTGTAATAAAATCTAATTCTAAACTCTGATGGAGTTAGAAAGAGACCGCCTGTGGATAGATATGTTGCCTGGCCGCCGGCAGAACCTACATAACCTTCTTCTGGGTCGCTTCGACCACCAACCAAAGTAGGTGATGAAAACTTACGAAGAGTTTTGACTATTTCTTTAAGAGTATTTGATTCAGATGCGGAAGATGGTGCCATAATAAATGTGAACTGAAATCTACGGAGGTTTGTATCACGATAAAGAACCTCTACCTTAGGATTGATGGCGCCGCCGGCCATAGGTGCGGCACCAGCGGCGGCCGCGAGAGCAGTACCAACGATAGGCACCGCAGCAGCACCACTCAAAGCAATCTTAGATAGTTTCGCCTCTTGATACTCGTGGTTTGTTTCCCATATCATAGGAGAATTAGGGCCACCTGGTACGAATAGCGTGACGGTTGCTTGAGGTGTATTATCCATTCCTCTGCCAACGGCCTGTATATTCATCCAATGGCCGTTCTGATCGTCCTGAACTATTTCAGGAAATGCTAATCTGGGTCCTGGCATTTATTCCTCCGAATATGCTACATACTATTTATGACACATAATTATAAGCAAGGATTCTTTAAGCCTCAGAATCCTAAAAAATATATTGGAGACCCGACCAACATAGTATTCCGTTCTGGATGGGAAAAGAGAGTTATGGACTGGCTCGATACCAATAGAAATGTGATTCGTTGGGGTTCGGAAGAGATAGTCATTCCGTATGTTTCACCTGTCGATAATAAGGTCCATAGGTACTTTACGGACTTTTATGTGGAGGCGGTTGGGAGAGACGGAGAAACACGAAAGATGCTTTTAGAGGTCAAACCTAAGGCGCAGACCCAAGAGCCTAAAAAACCTCAAAGGACCACCAAAAGGTATATTACCGAGGTAATGACATACGGAATCAATCAAGCAAAATGGAAAGCAGCAGAAGATTTTTGCCGCAATAAAGGATGGGAATTCAGAGTTATAACGGAAACAGACTTATTTAAAAAGTGATATAAATACCGATTATGGCAGAAAAATATACATCAAAAGACCTGCAAAAGTGGTTATTTGATAAGGCACTAGAGGCCGCGGCACCGAAGGCACGTAAACTATTACTAGCATCCGACCAAAGAGGTCGTGAAGATGCTCTTATTGGAAAGTTATACTTTTTTAAATATGATCCAAAAGGCAAGGCGTATCTACCAAAGTATGATAGATTTCCAATGGCGTTTCCTATTGAGTCATATCAAAATGGATTTTTAGGTTTAAATCTACATTATCTTAATATCGGTCAGAGACAGGCTCTATTAGGTCAGTTGATGAAATTTAAGAATAATGAAAAGATGGATGAAACGACCAAACTTAAATTGAGTTATGACTTGATTCAGGGTTCTAAAAGATTACATAGTTTGGCAATACCTTGTGTTAAGAGGTATCTTTTCACTCACTGTAGATCACAGTTTATTGAGATTAATGTTGATGAGTTTGACAAGGCAATCCAATTACCAGTGGAAGACTGGGTATTTAAAAGGTAAGTAAATGATAAAGAATAGTAAGTTTCTTGATACATTTCCAAAGATAAGATACGACATCAACAATACCGGATTTGGTTCAGGTTCTCATGAAACCGTAGTTGATATCTTCTTTCGTTTTGGTGTTGTAAAAGACATTATTAATAATCTATCATCTTATACTGTCTTTGAACTGGATGATTCGGACACACCAGAAATTCTTGCAGAAAAGGTTTATGGTGATGCCGGTGCTGGTTGGATCATATTATACTCAAATAAGATTACCGATCCGCAATTCGACTGGCCTTTAAATTACGACGCCTTCGCAAAGATGATTGTTGATAAGTATGGTTCATTAGAAACCGCACAAACCACCGTCCATCACTATGAAAAGGTAATCACCAGAACCAATCAATTCTTCGAAACAACTGACGTATCAAGGTTTGTTATCGATGGTCCGAGATTAACAGAAAACGTTTTAAGTGTTCCATACTCTTATTATGTTCCATATACTATTACAACCAAAAGAACTGCCGATAGTAGCGCCTTTACCGGTGATAGTGAAGAAATTCCATTTTTAACGGCCGATTTGATGTATGATGATACATTAGTGGTTTCTAAGGTAGGTTCAGTTGCTTATTCTAATGAGGTTAATACATATGAGATTGATGGTAAGACCGTGGTAGAAACCATCAGAGGTGAGGCTATCTCCAATTACGATTATGAATTGAAACTAAATGATGATAAAAGACTTATTAAAGTTATCAAAGCGGATTACTACTCATTTATTATGAATGAGTTTAAGAAGATCACGGGCCAAACTTATGCGTTTTAAGGTAAGTATGATATGAGCGGAACTTATGATGATTTTCTCGTTAATGCAAAGTTAAGCGTTGACGGAGTACCACTATCAGATATTACTATCAAAGAGATTACTTTAGGTGAAAGTCTATTAACACCTGGACTCCAGACGGCTGTGATGCTCCAATCCTTTGTTTATACCGAACAAAGAAAAAATTGGATGAATCTAAAGAATAAAAATCTTTCTATTGATATGAGTAATAGAGCTACCGATGATTTTGGTAGAAGTATGAATGTCAATCAGAAAGTTTATAGAATAGAAAATAGAGAATTGGATATTAACGTAGGCCAGACCGAAACATTAACCATCCACGCCTGTGACCAGACATTATTAAACGATGCAAAGGCCTTGGTTTCCAAATCTTGGAAATGTACCCAACCATCAACCAACTCTGAAAGTTCAAGTTTTAAAGAAGGTGTTGTTAATTATATTTTGAAATCTTGTGTTGGTGCTAATCGGATTGTTGTGGATCCTTCTGATCCAGCAAGAGATTATATAGCAGAAAATATCCATCCATTTCAGGTTATCGCACAGCAAGCCAACGTAGCATTAGACGGTGATGATCCATCATTCTTACATTATATGACATTTGAGAATGGTGGTACGCATTATTTCCGATCACTAAAGAAACTAATGCACCAGCAACCGGTTGAGACTTATTTTCATTCAGAAACAAATATGGATCTTGCTAATCCAAATCGAGTTATTAACTTTAGTTTTCCATGTGATTTTGATTTATTGTCTGACTTACTAAACGGTCTTGATGAAAACGGACAGAATATGAATACCCTTTCAACATTTAATCCAGTTAGTATGGCGGCACAGTTGTTAGGCCTAGGTAGCACAGGCGGCATGGCGACCGGTGGTTGTGGTATGGGAAGTGGTAATCATAAACAAGCAATAACAAATAAAGGTACCTCACAGCAACAAAATGGATGCGATGTTGATGTCGAGAGATACCTACTCAAAAGACAGGCCAGAATGGCAATCTTAGAAAGAGACAGAATAACATTAAGAATGACCGTGCCTTGGAATCCAAACTTACATGTAGGTGATTCTGTAAGATTTGAGTGGCAGAATAAAACAAATGGAATGCCAGTTTTCGGTTCGAGTATATACTTAATCTCTGCTCTTAAACACAATATACAATTTGGTGGTTTTTCTACGACCAACCTTGACTGTATCGCAAGAGTATTATAAGGAGTTTATATAATGCCTATGGATATATTTTCACTTATTAAAACAGGTGTTATCGCTTCTGGTGGTGATCCTCAGAGTGAAGATGCCGACCATCCAGACGATCACTCTGGTAATGCCAAGATTTATAACCCTTTAGAACACGGTGAAGAGGTCAATTTAGAGGACCTTTCTTTCTCGCCTCTTGGTATGAATCCAACACAAAGCGGTGCCTGTCAGTTTCCTGGTGCTATGGATCCAGGCACACCAATCTGCTATATCAAGAATACAGGACAGGCTGGCGGTATTATTTTAGGTCAAATCAATTCACTTAAAAAAGGCAACGGTCAGACCGGTGGCGGTGGTGGTAATAGTAGAGACTTGATGCAAGGCAAGGTTTCGGAACTTATGAGTAGAGACATAGGCGTTTCTATTCCACCACAAGTAGAAGAAACGACAGAACGCGGAGTAAAAGTCCGTAAGATTAAAGAAAAAGGTGATAAGCACAGTTTAAGTCTATTGGATGGCCTACCTATTCACGGTGCTCTATTTGATATGTCTGGTTTTAGATTACCAGAGGTAAAGAAAGTACCAACTGCTAAACAGCATAACGACCAGATGATGACTAATAATTTGATGGAACAATTACCAGGACAAATTATGTCTCTAGCACAGATGTTCCAAGGTCTTATGAAGAATGGTAAAGGTGGTGGAACAGGCGGTTCATCTGCGGCACAAGGTGGTGGATTAGGTGGCGGCCAGAGTTATTGGGATGACATTAATACTGCATTAACTCCTAATATGTCTCTTGCTCTTAATAGTTTATCAAATCTTATCCAAGGCCACGAAACTGACAATGGTGTTGGTTATGTGACGGGTGGTGTCGTTCATTATGGCATCTATCTCGAAAATGCGGTTGATCTACTAAGTCATGTGCAGACACTTGATGATCTCATGTATGTTATGTCTCGCCTTCAGTGGGACACATCTATTATGGGACAAGACGCATTAGATAATGTGGTCGTGCAAATCGAGAATGCCTGGGGTACCGCATTACAGGAAGTTGATGTTAACGGAACTATTACCGTAACGTATGATACCGCAAACGCACAATCTAATTTTGCCAATAGCATGTCTAATACAGCATATTCTTCCGGTGCATCATCGGCACCAGCAAGTGGTTCTGGAGGCGGCGGAGGTGGTTCTGGTGGTGGTTCTGGTGGCGCAGGTCAATTACAGAGTATGATGGGTCAGATTTTCGGCCAATCATCCGGCACCTTACAAGATATGTGGAAAAGATTGGCACCTTCACAGGAAAAAGAAGCAACGCAGATGCACAAGAAACTCACCCAACAGGACGAGTCACAAAAGCAAAAACAGATTAATCAGGCCACCACAGAAGGTGGCAACCCTCTCAACAAAGTATATTATCAATAAGGAATGATTAAATGACTGATGTAACAGGTAGTGTGTCAACAATGGATAGTGAAGGCAACCAGTATAATACAAACGAAGATGCCAAAGAAACACCAAAGTCAATGAACTTTGATAAAGATGCCCGTGGCATGGAAGGCGGCGGTCAGTATCCAAATTATTGGTCGCATAAGACACGTTCCGGCCATAACTTTATTATGGATGACTCAAAAGGTAATGAAACGATAACCATTCAGCACCGTAGTGGTTCTGCTATTCAGTTTCGACCAGACGGCGGCGTTCATTATACAACCCATAATGGCAAATACGAGGTCGTGTTTGGTGAAAATCGCATTACCGTTTCTGGCGCACAGGACATCACGGTAAAAGGTGATGCCTCGCTCCGTGTATATGGCAATCACAACGTAACGGTTCATAAAGATTATAACCTAACCGTTCTCGGTAATATGAATGTCACGTCCAAAAATCTAAATCGTTCTATTCGTGGTAATATGGATACCACAGCAAAGAACATCAATAAGAGAGTTGAGGGTTCTTCCACTTACAATTCTGGCGGCGCACATTCAGTGGTCTCTAAAGGTAATATGACTGTAGCCTCACGCGGAGCACAAACGTTTCTTGCTGGTTCAAAAGGTTTACATGCATCAGTTCCGAATCAAGGTAATATGACCTTTAAGAACGAAAAAGGTGATATGCATATGGAAACAAAGCAGGGTAAGTTTGATGCCAAGTTTTCAGCAAATGAGGGTGGTTCTCAGGTTGTTTCACTTACTGCTAAAGACGGAACATTTACGGCACAGGCAGACCAGAATATGCACCATGAGGCAAAACAGGGTAAATACCAAGTTAAGGCCGCGCAGCAAGTTGGTATTCAGTCCGATTCCAGTAATATCCAAGTTAAGGCCGCATCCGGTAGTATTCAGCAAGTCGCCGGGCAAAGTTATACAGCAACCGCAGGTGCCTCTATGGATATGAGAGCACCAAGTGGCGCCGCAACATTTGCCGGTCAATCTACGAACATCAATTCATTAGGTGGTATTCTAAGCATGGTTAGTCAGGGTGCCGGTATTAATTTGGACGCATTAAGTGGTCTACTCAATCTTAATGGTGGTCTCGGTTCTATCATTAGTGCAGCTCAACAGTTGAGTTTCGTATTCGACCAAATAGAAGGTGCTGTTGGTATTCCTACTATCAACGCTCAAAGAGCAGATCAACCAACGGAAGAACCAGATGCCTCTGGTGAAATCTCCAGTTGGCAGTAAACTAAATACATAAAACCGTTAAAGGACTAAAATGGCTACCGAAAAGTATGTAAATAGAGATCCAGACTATTCCGATCTCGATTTAGACTTTGTTAGAAATCCAACGACCGGAGATGTATCCAGAAAAGTTGGCACAGAGGCCATTAAAAGATCGGTGCGTAATCTCGTATTCACCAATTTCTATGAGAGAAAGTTTCGCTCTGATATTGGTTCGGACGTTACTGATTTATTGTTTGATAATATAACACCACTAACAACAATCTACTTACAAGACGCCATTACAGCATTAATAAATAACTTTGAACCAAGGGTTAAATTGCAAAGTGTTGATGTTAAAGATGATATAGATAATAATGGATATAATATCACCTTAACTTATGTTATATTAAACAGAAACTTACCAGTAGTATCAACATTATTCCTTGAAAGGATTAGGTAGTAAATGGCAACTTCCAATAATTCACTTAGAGTTGCAGACTTAGATTTCTCCTCTATCAAGACTAATCTAAAGAACTTTCTAAAAAGTCAAAACACTTTCCAAGACTATGACTTTGAGGGTTCTGGTATGTCCGTTCTACTGGACGTCCTTGCCTATAATACTTACTACAATTCTTTCTATTTAAATATGATTGCTAATGAGGCTTTCCTCGATACCGCACAAGACCGCAAGAATATCCTTTCTCATGCCAAGTTGATTAACTATGTACCATCTTCCATGCATGGTGCAGAAGGATTGGTAGATATCAAAGTAACACCGAGTGCTACAGAAAATCAGGCTATCAATTATATCGTATTAGACAAATATACCCGTCTATTGGGTGCAGACGTTAGTGGTGTTAATTATCCTTTCGTAACCATCAACGCAAATACCTCATATAAAGATAATGGTGCTTTTTCATTCTCTAATGTTTTCATCAAACAAGGTGAGGTCATTACACATCAATATGCGGTAGATGCCAATAACGTTTCCAGAAGATATCAGATTCCATCTTCTAATGTTGATACAACCACTCTTATTATAACGGTTCAGGAATCTTCATCAAATAATCAAACAAAACAATATTTCTTGGCCGAAGATTTGACAGAAATTCAGGCCAATTCGGAAGTTTATTTCTTAGAAGAAGATCAGGATCTAAATTATACCATTTACTTTGGTGATAACGTTCTCGGTAAAAAACCTGCTAATGATAACATCATTATTATGACATATCTTGATGTTGTAGGCACAATTGCTAATAACATTACAAAATATAACTTTGTCGATCCTGTTTCTGGACTTTTCCGTGATAATGTTAAAGTAACGGCACATGGCGGATCTTATGGCGGTACAGCTAAAGAAGATGTAGAAGCAGTTCGTTTTAGAGCACCTTATTTTTATTCTTCACAAAATCGTGCTGTTACAGTTAATGACTATCAAGCATTAATCACAAAAGATTATAATAACATCGAGGCCGTTTCAGTTTGGGGTGGTGAAGAAAATGATCCACCAGTTTATGGTAAAGTTTATATTTCTCTAAAAACTCGTGGATATTATACTCTAACTGACCTTGAAAAACAAAGAATTAAGGAAACTTTGATACTCAACAGGAATGTTCTCACGGTTGTTCCCGAAATCGTTGACCCGGAATATGTCTTTATTCAAGTTAGAGGTAATATTAATTATAATCCTAATGTAACAACTAAAGATGATACCGAATTGCTAAATCTAATTAAAGATGCAATTTATCAGTATTCGCAAGATGAACTCTATACATTTAACTCAACCTTTAAGTTGTCTAAATTACAGCAATATATCGAAAATGCTGATCCATCTATTACTGCTTCCGATATTACAGTATATCTACAAAATAGAAAAAAATTGGCACCGACGACAACCGCAACATATCAAATTAACTTTAATACAACTCTGAGAAAAGGTGATTTTCTACAGAAACTTTATACATATCCGCAGATTACCGTATTGGATTCTATTGGTTCTCGAAGAGAAGTATTATTTGAGGAAGTTCCAGAATCTTATACTGGTATTGGTTCTATCGGTGTTATTAATGCTGGTATCAATTACACCTCAACACCAGTTGTAACGATTACTGGTGATGGTACCGGTGCTACAGCAACAGCAACGGTTGTTAATGGTAGAATACGTTCCGTTGAGGTTACAAATGCTGGTATTAACTATACACAGGCCACAGTATCGATTACCGACCCGTTTGGTAGTGAAGCATCTTTAACTGCCAAATTGAGATCCAACTTTGGTACATTAAGAACATATTACTATAAGACCTCTGGTGAAAAAGTTTTCATTAACGAAAATGCTGGAATTATTGATTATGTTGGAGGTAGAATTACAATTAATAATCTATATGCCGTCAACGTTGTTAGAAATCCATTCTATGATGAAAACATTTTAACCTTTAACGTTGTTCCTGAGTCTGGTGTTATTGCACCATTAAGAAATAGATTGTT